TTGGTTAATTAAGCATGGGATTAAATTAACAAAGAGTAGAGAAGAAGCAGAAGACCTTGTTCAAGAGTTGTATGAATATCTACATCTAAAATGCAATCCTAAAATCTTTTGGGGAACTGCATACCATATGTTTTACTGTTATAGATACCTTGAGACACGTTGGATAAACAAAGTAAAGAAATTGAATAGAACACATTACCTGCCGGAAATACATAGTGAAGAAGTCCATGAAGAATATGATGAACTATGGGATAAAGATGTACAAAGAGCACATGATGAAGTAATTGGTGAATTAAAAAGATTAGGGACAACAAGAATGTGGGCACCAGCTAGAATATTTGAATTGTATTGGATGAGTGATGACACCCTTGAAGAAGTAGCAAAGAAAATCGGAATATCTAAATCGACAGTATATCTATCAGTTCGCAAGATAAGAAGATATCTAAAAGAAGTTATAATCAAACCAGATGAGAAGAATACAGACAGAACCTAAAGATTGCAAACACTGCGGACAAACCTATGATTGGAACTGTAGAAATATATTTGGTTTATGTCCAGTATGCAGAAAAATACATTACAACAGACAAGCAAGATTAAAAGGAATAGAATATAAAAAACCTTATCCATTAGCACATGTAGATAAAATTAAAAGGCATAGAAGATTAGTTAGTGAATTAAATAAGACAGAAACCAAAGCCCAAAGAAGAGCAATCTATAATAGAGAATTAGATTGGATAATGAGCAATGGTATTTGGGAATGGTGTGTAGATTTGCGTATATCAAATACCGTAGCACAAAAGGGTGGCAAAGTGGGAAGACCTAATAAAATAGATAAAGCATTACCTGATACAAGAAATTGGCATGATGAAGGATGCTAAAATCGATTATGGGTATGTACATTTCTCTTTCCGTTGGACATGGATTAGAGATAAAGAAATCGTACTTAAAGGGGATAAGTGGAGTGGAATGTTGATGATATATAACGATAAAGGAAGCTTAATAAAAATATATGGATATGAATTGGTTGAAGAAAGAAATGAAACGAAATAAATGAATAAATGGTTTGAATATAAAGATACGGATATTAGATTTGATGAAGTTGATAATGCAGAAAAGAATAAATTGTTTAGAAATTTCATTAACAAGTATCATTCATATGTAAAGTATAAAGATGTACCACAAAGAAGAATCAATTGGTTAATTTGGAATGGCATGGAATTAATTGGTTGTATTGGTTTCAGTAGTTGTGTATTAGCAGTAGGAGATAGAGATAGATGGATAGGTTGGACAAAAGAACAAAGACAGGAACTAAGCAATAGTATGGCAAACAATTATAGATTTTGCTTAAAGCCGGACAATGGCATTAAAAATTTAGGTAGTAGAGTCCTAAAGATTGCAAGAAATAAATTACTACAAAGATGGAAAGAAAAGTATGGAAATGATTTACTACTATTAGAAACTTATGTATTACAAAACGAAAACCGTAGAGGTGCAGTATATCTTGCAGATAATTGGACGCATGTAGGAAATACAACCGGAGTAAGTATATCAAAAGCACCAACAAAACATTGGTTAGGAGAAGATAGTGCAAGAGGTGAATTAGCAAGAAAAGATTTGAAAGCTGCCATTGCAAAGTATGGGCCAAAAGATGAAAATGGAATTGGACAACACTATTCAGTAAAAGAAAGCCAACCTAAAATGATATTTGTAAAACCACTAATAAAAGAATGGAAAGAAAGAATAAAGGGATAGACCCTATAATACCTCTCATACTTGCATACATGACAACCATTGCACTCCTATGTTTATGGGCAAGGTATGTATCCCTTTAACTACAAAGCAACAGAAATGGGTTTTTATATATAAATAATACAGATTTAATATGCCATTCACTAAAGGACATAAGTTAGCAAAGGGAAGACCGGTTGGTGCATTGAATAGAAGTACAGAGCAAATGAAATTAAGTATTGCCCGTGCAACTAATAGAGTGCTAGATGACTTACCAACTATAATGGATAAGTTAATGAGGGAAGACCCGAAGGCAGCTGTAGATTTGAGTATTAAGTTATTAGAATTTAATTTACCTAAACTCAGCAGAACAGAAATGAGAGCAGAAATAGAACAAAGAATACATCAAATAGCAGTAAATATAACCCAATCAAACGATGCCATCAAAGATTGATATACAAACAACAATTACATATGGGCATTTAGAAAATGCGAAGAGCAGGGTTACACAACATATTGGAGGTACGAGAAGTGGCAAAACATACGCAGTACTACAATGGTTATTAGTGCAGATGATTTCTAATGATGGATTAAGTGTGACAGTTGTCCGTAAAACTATTCCGTCACTCAAACGAACAGTAATAAAAGATTGGACTGATATTCTGAAGGGTTTAGATATATGGCATGAAGACCATTACAATTCAACAGACCGGATATGGAAATATTTTAATTCTAATGTACAGTTTATTAGTACTGATGATGCAGAAAAGCTGAGAGGTATCAAATCGGACATCCTCTTTATTGATGAAGCATCGGAGATAGACGAGGAAAGTTATTTTCAGCTAAGCATTCGTACATCAGGCAGAATCATACTTGCATATAACCCGACAGTGAGCCCGTATCATTGGTTAAGACAGATGGGGGATTGCGAAAGATTTATTACAACATATAAGGATAATAGCTTTCTACCAATGGAAATGATTAAAGGGATTGAAGAATTAGAAATAAAGAATCCTAAATATTGGAAGATATATGGTAAAGGTGAATTTGCGCCGAATGATAAGGCAATATTCAAATTCGATACGTGTGGCGAGTTTGATGGTGACTTCGTTGGTTTTGGGATTGATTTTGGCTTTAGTAATGACCCCACTGCTCTTGTTGCAGTTTATAAGAGTGGTAATCGTTTGTATTTGGAAGAACTACTTTATGAAAAGGGATTAGTAACAAAAGATATTATAGACCGTTTAAGAAAGTTGGACATAACAAAGAGTGAAGAGATATGGGCTGATTCGGCAGAACCTCGACTAATAGAAGAACTATACCGAAGTGGATTTAATATTAAGCCAGTAGTAAAAGGAAAAGATTCTATTAAGTTTGGAATTGCTGTCATGCAGAACTATGATATCTTTATTACAAATGGCTCACAAAATCTTATCAATGAAATGTATGCTTACCAATATGCTTCGGACAAATATGGATATGTAACGGATATACCTGAAGGAGGACTTGACCACTTAATTGATGCAGCAAGGTATTGTTGTATGATGAGGTTATCACAGAAAGGGGTTAATAAAGGCAAGTATGCAATAACGGTAGGAAATATAAAATACTAATATATGCAGACATGGACAGAATCCGAAATAAGGGAATTGATACTATACGCTAAATCATTAGAAGAACAGATAAATGATGCAAATGCAAAATTGATAATGATGAATGCTAAATTAGAAAACGAAGAAAAGAAAAATACCCGATTAACAAATATGCTTAAAACACTTATGTATGGAAATAACATTAACAATCCCAACTGATTATTCTTCAGTATCATTAAAGAAATGGTTAGCACTGATGGATGATATTAAAAACTATGAAGGAGATGAGGAAGCAACAACTGCATTGATGCTGCATCACCTATGCGGCTTAGACCCACAATGGATAAAGAATTTGAGTTTAGAAGATATGAATATGTTAAAGGGGGAGTTGGGTCGTTTTATATCTAATACCGAATTACCATTTCAAAGATTTATAACTATTGATGGGGTGGAATATGGATTCGAACCTAATCTATCACAAATGCCTTATGGTGCATACCTTGATATTACACAATGGGACACGATTACAATAGATGGGAATTGGGCAAAGATAATGAGTATACTATACAGACCTGTAATAAAGAAGCAAGGTGAATTATATTCTATTAAACCATATGACGGTAAGATAGATTCACATAAGTTTCTGAATGTAGGAATGGATGTACACTTTGGCGCACTTTTTTTTTTCACCAATTTATCAATGGACTTGCTGAACGCTACCCTGAACTCTTTGAAGGTAGAGGAATTAGCTCCGAATATCAAATCAATTTTGGTAAGAAGTGGAAAGGATATTCAGCGCTTGTCCAATTGGCAGCCGGAGATATTACAAAGTTTGAAGCCATCACAGCGCAACCGTTAGAGAAGTGCTTACTCTTACTTGCATACATAGGAGATAAGAATGAATTAGAAACCCTTTTGCATAAGGAAGCAATGAAGAAGATGAGAGTATAACTATATTTCGGTTTTTATTTGTTTTTATCTTATAAATGAAACGCAATGGGAATATGGTCTAATAGCAGAAATGGTAATTTACGTGTATCTGTAAACAGAGAAAATTCAGCAGGATATTACATCGGACCAACAAAAGGTTTATCATCACCAAAGAATAGTAGAAGAGGATGTCTATGTTTAGATAGAGATGTTTATGATGTTGCATGCTGTAAAGGCTTTCTAATGAATCAGGGCATTGGACAAATTGAATCACCATATCCAGAAAAAGGTGGCTTCGATGTTTCATTTGATGATGGATACGAAATTACATAAAAATAAATTGAGATATGTCGCAAATTACAAAGAATGCCTTAAAGGTTGAAAATAATCAAAGCTTTCCTAACAATAATACTGGCTACATTACGCCGGCATTGTTAAGAGAATTTAATGTTGATATGATTGATTCAACTGTAAACCAATCCCTATACGATACAGCAAGTGCAGGATGGGATAATTCTATCTCTGCTTTAAATACATTTACAGCTTCACAACAACCATCATTTAACGCATTGAATGCTTTTACCCAATCACAATTGACAATCAATACAGGCGTTAATGGGTTTACACAAAGTATATCAGCAAGTGTAGCAACCGTATCAGGTGAAGTAGACCAATTACAAACATGGTCA